TCTCTATATTTTCTAATTAGTTCTGATTCAGTCCTATAGACACCTTCAATATCTATAGTCGTACCAAAAAAACCAGAACTCAAATAATGGTCAACCCCGTCCTCACTATTAGTGGGAACGGGGGATAATGTTGTTTTTGATTCTGGTTTACTATCTTCGATAGAAAAACCAAAAAGTTTCGCCATAATTAAAAATTAAAGATCGTATCTTTATTATTTATCACTCAATAACATCGCCAGTTTGATCACCAACTGCTCCAGCAGTCCAGTACTGAACCTGGAATTCAACAGTATACTCCTCAATAGTATCTGAACTTTCGTATGAAAGGTCAATTGCTGATACATTAGTTGGGAAAATATCAATAAATTGATATGTTCTCAGTGGAACAACACCACCACCAGCAACTACATCTACTGATGGATCATTATTTTCAGAGAATCTTCCTTGAGAAGCACCTCTTCCAAGTTGACTTACATTGGCATTTACCATGTAAGCTGCTGGGTTGGTTGCGCCAGTGTTGTTATCAAGTTTGCTCATCAAGTTCATCCATCTTTCGAATGCACTTCTTAAGATGAAATCTTCATCGTTGATAACGGTAACTGTCCAAGTATCAAATGTTCTGTCTCCAGCAACCTTGAAGATTCTTCCTCTAAAAGGAACTTCAATTGGTGCCATATTTGAAGCAGGCAGAGCTGCTGCCTTACACATAAAGTTGAATTCAATATCGTCCCAACCACCAACAGGGAAGTTGGGAATACTTACTTCAAATAGATTGGGTCTTGCACCGCCCCCAGATAGGGCGGCTTTAAATCCTGTAATAGTTCTGTACGTAGCCATTTTTGAGTCCTCCTTCTGTAATTAATTTATCTAATCAAGCTCTGCCAGCAACTTCTTCAAAACTTACACCTGTGCGTGTTGCAACAAAGGTGAGAGTTACATAGTTAATAGACTTGGTTGGCTTCAGATAAATGTCTGCTCTAAACTCGTTATTATCGATAACATCAGGAGTATTATTTGATGCATCACAAACTACGAGGAAGTCAAAGATACCTCTCTTAGCTTGGACGTCACGAAGATATGGTTCAACAATGTTAACAAAGTTTGCCCTTGTTAATTCATCGTTGAGTTCGAACAGTTGTGCTTGTGCACTTCTCTCAATTGCTTGCTCAACAGTAAGGAACAAGCGACGAACGTTGATTCTATCAAACGCCGATGCATAACCCAATGCAGTCTTATCACCAAAGAGTAGAATTCCTACACCAGGTTGGTTAATGATTGCATTAACTCTTTGTGGATACAGGCGATCTCTTTGTGCCTTACTTGGATTGTATGCAAGTTTAACTGCATTATTCAAAATTCCTCTCTGCTGTCCAGCAGGTGAGAACCAAGGATATGAATTGATTCCTGTTCTAACCATCAATCCAGCAACATCTGGATTACAAGGGAGATAGCGGAATCTATTGTTGAATCTATCATAAGTATACTTATATCCACTATCAAATACTGCATATGAAGAAGAAGCTAGTGAACTATTAACACCGCTGAAGAATTCAATAATATTTTCTGTTTGAGTATCTGTATTTGTTTGATCAACAACACCTTGTCTATGTGGAGAAATAACAGCAATACAATCCTTTCTCTGATTTGCAATAGAAATCAGTTGAGCTGCCTTTGCTTGTGATTGATAAATATCATCACCACCACTAGGTCCTTGAATTAAGAAGTCAACTGCAATTTCATCTCTGTTTGAGAATAAGTTGTATGCAGTAATAACTGAACTTAATTCTGCCTTCATTCCACCGGAAGTGCTATAATCAACACCACCACCTAATGTATAAAGTTGGTTTCCGATTGCACTAAATTCTCTATCCTGCGCTTCAAGGTTCCAGAGACCTTGAGCACTTGTATTTACAGTAAATCCTGAAGAGAAAGCAGTTTGATAAACTACAGCATCATTTCCCTCATCTGAAGGATTGTCACCAACATAAAGGTTTGGTGAGAATTGTCCAACATAATTCTTCCAGAAAATCTTTCTTGGAGAATTTACAGCACTTACTGCATCAGTTGCTTTAGAAAGACCGATGTGCTTCTCAAGAAGATTGCCTTTAACACCAGTCACTGATCCCAGATCATCGAAAACTACGATGTGAATTTCATCACTCTTACCAGATCTATCTGCAGCATACTGTGTTGTTCCTGGTTTTGGTGCCAGTGACTTCCAGAAAACGTCTCCGCCATTTGTTAGTGTGATCTTTTGCTGCTCGTACCAATCAACAACACCACCTGCTGGAATTGTTGTGGTTGCAACAGAAACTCCAGAGTTATTAACATATGAAATAGAATTAGTTGCAAGGAATGCATTTCCTGGAGTTCCTTCTGCATATGAAACTGCAGTTTCTGTTCCAGTAGAACTTACACGAGAAAGAATCTTAACATCAACAGATCCTTCCGAAACTCCAGTAACAATTGCTTTCAGGTATCCACTGAAAGATGAAGTTGCTCCAGCACCAACCGTTGTGATATTGGATAATGGTGCAGTTACTGCATATCCTACTTGAACATTTCCTGATGCAACAGTTGTTCCAAAATCTAAAACAACTGATGTTGCTGCAGTATTAGTTGTTGCCTGAGATAGTGTAACAACTCCTGTACCAACTCCAACAACAGTTGTTCCTGATGCAATAGAGTCTCCAACAACTTCTTGTCCAACAACAATGTTTGCTGTAGAAACACCAATAGTTGTTGCAGCTCCAGTTGCAATTGTTACATTAAGATCATCTGCACCAATAGCTGGTGTAAAAGTAAATGTTCCTGTGCTAATTCCGCTGATTGTTTGGTCTGCTTTATCGTCGATTAAAGCAACCTTAAGACCATTTGCCCAACTACCTGGATTTTTTGCTGCTAAAATATAAGATGCAGCATCATCAGCATGATTTAATTCATAGTCATCAAAATTTTTGATCTTAAGACCAGCAGTGCTTCCTGTTCCTACTGTTAGAACATTTGCGTTTGCCAAATTTGTTCCATCTGCTCTTGCAACCTTAAGAACTCCTCCATATGAGAGGAAAGAAGATGCACTCATCCAGTACTCATACTGTGCATCTGTGGAAAGAGGCTTACCAAAGACATTGATTAGGTCTTGCTCTGTGGTAATATCAATTGGTTCCTCAACTGGGCCAAGTGGGAAAGGTCCCGCAATAGCACCAATGTTATCTAATACATTATCAGCTCTTCCTACTGTTAGGTCAACCTCCCTGATTATTACACCGGGAGATAATTGAGGAGTCGCCATTTAATTTTCTCCTGAATCTCAGTTTATCTAAAAAATATTTAGGAAAAATAAGATTTTCAGTGGGGAAACAATCCATGAACAAAATATTACCAATCGGGATATTCCCAACTATTATTTAATTTTTTTCTATTCCTCAAAATTCTTTTTATAGTACACTCTTTACACTCATAAGAATATGAAGACGGAATCAATCCTCTATCTTTTCTAGTTCTATAAAAATTTGCAAGTAAGTTTTTAATTTTACCACAAGATCTACACTTTCTATCATTTAATAATAAATGCCCTAATTTTATTTGACCATCAAAATCATTATCTATTTCCATTACTGATAGTCCCACATATAGGACATATCTCCATATTCGTCAGTAAACCACCTGTCACCATTATTGTCGACAAATGAACCTTCATCATTGATTCCGTCACTTACAAACCCAAATGGTGCCATATCCTGCTCTATTTGGTTTCTTTGTTCTTCATATAATCTTTTTCTAATATCTTGATCCGTCAATTCTTTAAAATAATCCTGTGCAACTAACCAAGCATATATGACTAGACACATTGCAAGATCATCATTGCATCCATCTTCCGCTTCAAAAGAATTATGTTTTGAAACAAAAGTTGTTAGTTCCGATATAATTTCGTAATCATTAAATATAAGTTTATCTTCTTCTACAATTGTTTTTAGATTAAGTGCTCCAACCTTTTTAACAGTTTTAGACATTTTAACTCCCATTTGAGTTTTCTTTCCAGAGAATCCTTGTCCAACAACCTGCCCCGCTCTACCTCTCATAGAGCACATTAAAATATTTTGATACTCAAGATCATAATGAAGAAGTGATGCTACTTGATCTCCAATATCATTTACTTCACAAAGAATATATGCATCATTGTAATTTTTGGCAACTTCGTATATAATGTTAGGATACATCATAGGTTTTATTTCATTGTTCCTATATTTTGCAACAACCCTATGAGGAAACTCTGTAATATCAAATATAACAAAAGCAGAGTAATCTTCACTCACTCCTCTTGCAACGTCAACAGTAATTAAATAATCGTGCTTTTCTTTTACGTTCTCATAAATATCCAATCCGGCATTTCTAACTATAGGATTTTCGTAAATAAAAGTTTTTAACTTTGATGGTGCAATCAAAGTATCTACAGATCCTAAAAACTCACACTCAAACTCAACTTTAAATTGTGCCTCTGAAGTATTTGCAATAGTTTGTGCTTTCCAAGCAGAATCTCTGCCAGGAACCTCAGACCAATGAACATCTGTAGGAATATATTCATTCTTTCCCTTCTCAGCATCATTCCAATACCTATAAAAATGGTTCATACCGTGAGGGGTAGAAACCATTATGACTTTTGTGCTTTTACCAGAAGTAATAGTAGGATAAACAGATGCAAAGAAGGAATCTGCGATATGGTTCGGAACGAAAGCGAACTCATCGAGAAAGAGGATATTGAATGACATGCCTCGGACAGCACTTGCAGACGTAGAAGCAGCCAGTATCTTTGATCCATTTTCTAACTCGATAGAACCTTTATTCCAAGATATTATACCCTGCTGCATCCATTTAGGTAAGTTTTCATAAGCAGTTGCAAGTCTTTGTAACAATTCTCTTGCAGTTGCTGCCTTGTTTGCTAGAATTCCAATATTTACACTATCATTAAAAATAAGATAGTGTAGAAGATATGATACAACAGTAGTTGATTTGCCGGTCTGTCGTGGCATTTTGCAAATATTAAATCTATTTTCATGAAATCTATTAATTAGTTTTTCTTGAAAGTCGTAAGGTTTAAATTGAGTCAAACCTTCATCAAGAGAAACAATTTTGATATAATTATTTGCAAAATAAACAGGGTCGTTCTTACAATTAATAAATTCTAAGACTTGCTCCTGAGAAAACTCAATAGTGGTATTTGCCTTTTTTAATAAAGGATTGCCAAGGTATACGTCACTCATTGTCCACAATTAATAAATCGAACATTGAAGAAACTGTTGCATTACTTCCGGTATAAGTTCTCACTTCAAGGTCGGTTTTTTCTGTAAAGTAAAGTGGAATACTAAAAGTAGTATGCATGTTACTATTATATAGATTTAATTCACTGGCAAGTCTAAATACTCCACCATCAGGTTTTTTCTGAAATAATCTAACAGTGTTTTCTTGGTTTTTGTTCATTGTTGCAGCAAATGATCTCAAATATCCACTCTTTCCTGCAGGAATGGTGTAAAAAGCAACTTGAGATTGTCCCATTCCTTCAGCAATCTGACAAGTAACACCTACGCTATGAGTAAAGTTAATATTACCTACATTATTGTTATCATTATTTCCAGTGAGAACATATGCCCTATGAGTTCTTAAAAATTCTACAGTTCCAGCAACACCAACAGTTCCGTTTAAAGTAAAATCTTCTTCCACTTCATTATAATTTGCATCAAGACCTTCAAGTCTAACTGTAAGTGCTCCTGTTTGTCCTGGAGCATCTTGTATCGAAGATGAGATTGCAGTTATTATTCCTGCTGAAGAAGGAAATGTATATGCACCACCAAAAGACCATACGGTATCATAAATTGCCGATGTAGTAACGACTGCTCCAAACTTGTGTACATTTGCTAATTGAGTAGTAATTCCAGCAGCGATATTTAAATCAAATTGAGTATCTCCACCACAAGCTCCAATGTTTCCATATTTGTCCGCACACATATGAACTTCAAATAAAGTTCTTCCATCATTTAAATAATCTTGTATATTTTTATTCCACTGTGCCATTTATCAATCAATCCATTCTAATTTTGATGGGTGGTATCTTTTCGCATTTTTAATATTAAAATTCTTTTCCTCTACTGGATAAATTTGATGAACCACAGATCCTGGGTATTCTCCTTGGAGTTGCTCTCCAAGTTCTTGCTTTGATGGTAAACCAGACTTAGTTACCATTTCAAGTCTATATAAATTTCCTTGCCACATTACATCTGCAACATAACTTTCTCCAACCTGTTGCTGTTCTGGTTGAGAGTTAATGTAAAGATTTCCGTTAAAGTCTCCAGAAATAGTTACTGATTCTGATAAGAACTGCTTAAAACTTTTCATCTTGTTTACCATTTTACTTTGTTTGCCCAATATGCTGCAGACATTTTGCCTTGAGCAATATTCTTTGCATGGCGATCTTTGAATGCTTTTCTACGAGCCGCATATCCTTCAGATTCTCCTTCTTTTTTAGGTGAACCTTTTACACCTCTTTGACCAAAACGAATAATCTTTTCCTCACCTCCACTACATGCCTTTACTACGTGCGACTTTCCCGTGAGAGAATCTCCAACTGCTTGTGCTTTTGGTTTGTTGCACTTCATTTTATCTTTATCAACTTTTGCCTCTTCTACTTGAAGAAGTGGTTGACCAGGCTCATAATCTCTTACATTAAAATAAGTAAGTCTAGAATCTGGATATACCTTTCTTACCTGATCTTGAACTTCTTGCCTTGATGGACGCTTTCCTGATGGGAAGAACATTTGAAGGGAATAAACTTTCCCTCTCCAAGAAACCATAGCAAATATAATGTTTCCAGTTTTTGATGGAAGTCTAGTTGCCTCTTCAATACTTTCTCCCATCGGTTTTACATAATTTTTATCTGGTCCTGGTTTTGCAGAACTTCCACCATAAAATTTCTTTGTTTTGCACTCGCAAGATTCCTTACCACATTTTGGGCAGCACTCCTCAGAAATAATTGGTTCTGGTTTAATAATATCTATAAACTCATATTCCGTTGGTTTAAACGAATCTTTCCAATTTAAAGATCTAAGATCTTTATTTTCCATTATAAGTCTATCACTGAGAGAAACATGGGATTCTGTCACACCATCAACTTCCGCTGGAGTCTTTTCATCGCTAGTTACAATGTCCCAAACTTTCCCACCATAAGAACACTCAGATCTTTTTTCTTTTTTATTGCAGAGTGGACAGAATCTTTCTTCTTTCATTTTATACAAAGAAATTTGGTATTTACTTATATTTATCAAAAAAGTAAAAGAAAATATTATTCAACATCAAAAAAGAATATATGAAATAGTCTTGAAGTTTCTTTAGTAAATCCAAAGTATTTTGATGCTGTATGTGGACATTGACCATCCCATATCACCAATCTATTGAAAACATTTCCAACAACGTCAACTTCTTCCCAAGGAGTAGAATCTACAAAACATCCTGTAGGTGCTGCATCTGCCCACATTTCATTTGCACCAGGTTCACTAGAATGTCTTATTCTTGTTTTCTTATGAGCAATCAAAGAAGTTCCGGTAGAATATGGTGCTTCTGGAGTTAAATATACAACTGCTGCATACATTTGAGAATCTGCATGATAAACTAAATGATCTTCTGCTGTGCAATATTGAAAGACTCCACAAACTTGATAAGTTTCCGTCCAATTGGTAATCTTTTTACCCATAATCTGTTCGAAAGATTCTTTAGTTCCTTCGACAATAAATTGCTCACCAGTTCTATTTCCCATAAAACCTTTACCAAACCCACCAGCACCAAAATCTTGCTGTAAAGCAAAATCCCTAATTGCATATGCATCATGGTAATAATTATCAACAACCCAAAGTGTTCCTTTTGAATTATTATTAATTCTTGCACCATCTCCGTTTAGAATCATTGTCATAGTTAAAATCCTGTGTATTTTTTCCTTAAAAATTTTAAATCATATCTTGTTTCTGATATTATGTGTTCCATATCTGCAAAAGGTAATTTATTTGGACTGCAACCTCTCCATTGTGGACCCCACTTCTGATTCAAATATTCAATATTCATATCATGAGATATTCTAAGTTTTTTTGCAAGAGATTGATCTTTTTTGCTTGTTTGACTTGCGTGAAGGTAATATTCATCTTTATTTCCTTCTCCATGAAAATAATTTGACTTTAATGAAGTTATTCTTGGAATATTTGAATTGAACAATCTCATAAGATAATCAGCATCTTCACAATAAGCTGGATAGCAATTTTCATCAAAAAGACCTAACTTTTCAATTACAAAATCTTTAATCAAAAATAAATCCCAACTTCCAGTATTATAGTCTCCACTAAAACCGTTTATTACTCCAACATCTTTATTAACTAAAGAAGTATCAATCATTTCCTTTAGAAAACCTTTATCAAAAGATACATCATCATTAACTATGATCCAATATGGTGCCATTATAAAACATTTTATAATCAAATTCCAAGCACCAGAACAACCAATATTTCCAGGAAGATTGCAAATTTTGACCTTATCTACAAATTTATTTGTAGTGTTTTTTAATTTTTCTAATTCATCATCAAGTTCTCCTTTACCATTATTATTGACAATAAAAAAAGTATCTACGGGATAGTCAATACTTTCAAGTAATTTTTTAACCCAATATGAACTATTGACAACTGCAGTTCCAATTACTGGAATTTTTTTTGTATTATAAAATTCTTTTTTTAATTTAGTATTTTTAAATGTTAATATTGCCTCATAATTTTCCAGTCCAAGACCATTTGAAACTTCTGATAATAAGGTAAAATTTCTTTTATACATATAGTCAATAATATCTTCTCTTGAAGGGGAATTGTGATATAATGGTTTTAATTGAACTTCCAATTCTATTGTATTAACCCTTCCAATAAAATTTCCCAAAGACTTTATTACATTCAAATCATTCCCTTGAGTATCAGTCTTTAATAAATCTATATGATCTATATTGTTTTCTGATATAAATGTATCCAGTCTCATTACATCTACTTCATATACAGATTCTATTTCATCAAATCCTGGGTCAAAATTATCCAATAAAGAAATAAAATCCTTAGAGTCATAATTAATATCGTGTAAAGAGGAATATGCATAGTGTCTATGAAAATTGAACTTAGATATTCCTTCTTCTGTAGAAATTGCAAATTCGTAACATTTTATTCTTGAATCATTTTTGCAAAATTTTTCAAGTATACGAAAATTGTGTTTACACGGTTCAAAGCAATATATTTCATCATAACCTTCAAATTTGCAAATTGACTCTCCTTGACAAGCACCGATGTCAAATGCAATTCTTTTTTTATTCATGATACAAAAATATTCTCCGCTTTTTTGGTTTCATCATTGATAATCATTAAATCTGATATCATTTTTGAATCTATCAAATCTGGATGAACCCACCAATCTTCATATGGTCTATCATTATCTGGGGATACATTATTAAAAATTCTCACATATCCAAAACTTTCCAAATATTTTTTAGATTTTTCCTGGTATGATTTTGTTTCATCACAATAATAATCGTGCTCATATGTAATTGTTGCAAACTTATATTTTTCAAATGGAATTGTTAATAGAATTTTATAAGTAACATTTGGAGGATCGCAATCCATTTGCAAATAATCAATTTCGGTTGGAAACTCCATCGAACTTAGTAATGCATCATAATTTACGCATGTTCCATCTTTTAGCAAGCAAGGATTTTTTCTTTCTCTGGTATGAGAATCGACAAATCCCTCATCAAGATCGAAAGAAATACCTTTCCAATTAAAATCTCTTTCTAAAAGAGCAGTATTGCTGCCATAAAAAGAATTTCCTGCACCCAATTCTAAATAAGTTCCATCTTTCTTACCATTAAGCATTGTAAGAACAAAAATATCTTGATATGCCTCTGAATAGTTTTCTTTAATTTTATCTGATCCTTCAAATTTATATTTTAATCTACCAAATTTTGATTTATTATATTTACTAAATGGTGCTATCTCAATATTTTGATTAATATTAACATTCATCATTTTTAAATTATCTATGGAAGATATTTTGTAAGTTTCTTCCATTTCATAATTATCTAATAGGTTCAAGAAACCATTTCTAGACTCTTCACATAATCCACACCACCAACCACTCAACGCTTTTTGAAATAGAAGTCCATATTCTCCTGGATATTCTAAGTTTGAATTTAGTGGTGGTGGATTTAGATCATCGCATACACCCAATCCAATTGAAGAAATCGTATAACAATCATTCCAATGACCATCATTAGAAGATCTTTCATAATGCTGAGACATTAAAAAATATGCCTCAGGTCTTTTTGGACAAATTGACAATGCGTGTAGAAGTAAACTTTTAACTGTAAAATTCCTAGTTCCTTGTTTTGTAAAGCAAATTGCTGCTCGAATTAGGCATTCATATTTAAAAAGATCATTATCCGTTCTTTCCGCAGATCTCAAATAATAAGAAACTGCTGCTGCAGTTTGATTTATATTTTCATAATAAAATCCTAACAAATAATTATTTTCATAGACTTCTGGTTCATTTATATAATTTTTTAGCAAATCTTCCAGATTAAGTTCAACTATTGATGGTAAATTCATTGTGTTATAAAAATAAGTAAATTAAAAAAGATCAACTTTGTTATTCAACATTTCAGTTAAAATAGTAATTGGAAACTCTAATATATATGCAGCATTATCTTGGAACCCAAAAGTCATTACTAAATTATTATCTTTTTTTGCTAATCCAATGCAAAATTCGACATCACCATCCATTATATTAAACTCGTTTGAATGTGAAACAATATTCCAAGATTTATCCCAAACAATAAATCTGTGGTAATAAATGGCATCCTTTCTTCCAACTTCACTATCAAATAAACAAACTTCATGAGTGCAAGCAAGATAATAATCTCCAATTGGAATTACTTGAGAACCTCCACGAAGATCTCTAGGTAAATCTATTTGTTCACCCAAATGAGTAGTTTTTGATGTTTGATTTTCTGGATCTACTTTGACAACTTCTGTTGGATTTCCCCATTTTACATAATGATATGGCATGTCCAAAATGGGCATCCAATTTTTTTCGCAATAAGAATTTGGATCATTTGGGGGTGGAATTCTAAACCTAGAAACTTCGGTGACTTTATCATCATCTATAACTATTTCGCAAAGTTCCATTCTTCCAGTTCCAATAGTATCCAAATCTCTACGAACACCGGAAGTATAAAGTTTCCCTTCCCACCTAAAAATTCTTGCATCCTCTAAACCAACAAAATCCCATAATGGTTCATAATTATCGAATTTTGAAGTATCAATTTTATCAAATCTTTTTAAATTATATGTTTCATCAAACTCCAAATAATAATTTGTTGTTCTCAAATGCATATCATCTTCTGGGTGAACATATGTTAATGGTCCCCAAACGTGTTGAAATAATTTTTTTTCGGAATGATAAAAAGTGTAATTTACTGCTCTTAAAATTACTCTAATTTTATCATCTTCTATTAAAACCGATGGATTCATCAGACCCAATCCATTAGTAAGATCTGATGGAATAATTAGCGGATGTATTGATCCACCATTATCTAATGCAAGTTTTGCAAAGTTTCTCATAAAAAAATCAATTTTCTAATTTGGATTATTTATTATAGGTTTAAGTGGTCCCAATTCCAACTGGTATTGTTGGGTCAGTAAACAAACCAGTTTCATAATCATAAGTCCACCCAATATCAACGGATTGATCTTCTTGTATTTTTATTAAACTCTGCCTTGCTCCTGGTGACCACTCAGACACTCCATCCCATAAAACAATATTTACAACATAGTAGTAGATTACATCCGATGGACCTGGCATAGTACCTTCGGGCCAGTTGGATTCTAATACTGCATATCTCATATGAAAAATAAAAAATCTTTATATGAATCAAATTATTTATATTAAATGTGAATATTTTTTAATAATCTCTTTCATTTCGGAGTGATTATATGGTCCACGAGAATCTACAATATTGGAAATAAAGTCTGGATCTGGAGAATCAGAATCCCATTTTATAACAGTATATTTTCCGTCAAGTGTGTATTGAAGATTATCTAAATTTTCTATTGTCTGAGAGAAATCAATTTTTGATATTTCTCCTGCAGGAATTATAAGATACTTTCTGTTTATCATTTTTATTTTTATTTATTTTTTGAGTTCTTGAGACTATTCCGATAAACCAACACCCACTATCTTTTATTATAGAATCCTTCAATATTACTCCATAATTGCCTACACAAGATTTCAGAAATTGTTTTAGTCTTGAATGTGAAGTTGGTTTTGCTGCCAATAAGTATCCTGGTCTTACATCATGCATTTTTGCTATTCCTGGACATCCAACAAAAACTTCTCTATGAAAACTTCTACCGAGTTCCATTAAGGAAATGCCAACAGTAGTTGCATCTTTCTTTAACCCCATTGTTAAATTATATACTTTTCTTTCAGTTCTATCTCCACCAACTTTTTTTCTTATTTGTTTTGCCCTAAGAACTCTTTTCCAAGTAGGAATAGCACCACCTTGTATTGGTGTTTTTACCTTTAAAATTCTTACAACATAATCGGACAAGTCAGAATAAATTATAACTTTAGTGTAATGATATTTGGAAAATGTATACTTTTCCTTTTTAAATTTTATTTGCGATAAACTTTTTGGATGTCTTTTATAACCTGCTTTTTTGAGTGCAGATCTATCTGATATATTTTGTCTTCTTTTATTTTCTTCATAACTAAAGTATTCCTTTCCAGTACCACGAGGATATAATCTCCTAATTCCCTTTTCAATCATCATTCTTCAATTCTGACAGTGGCACTTGTTGCCACAATTGTTCCTGAAGTACTTCCAGTCCTAACTTGTAATGTAAAGTCTTCTTTATCATCCGAAGTTCCATCATTTCTGGCAGTTAAAGTTACGGAACCAGTATTGTTGTTAATTGTGAAAGATCCAGAAGTTGTGGCTTGAGTAAAGTCTGCAGATGAAACCTCACCACCACCTAATGTCCAATATAAAGTTGTTCCATTTGCAACATTAGTTGTTGTTATTGTAAATACTACAGATTGTGGAGTACCTGCACTGCTGGTTTCGTAAATTGTTGATGCTGATTGTGAGATAGAATATGTTGGAGTTGTAACATCATTGATTGTTACAACGGAACTTGATCCGATAATAGTACCGGAAGTACTTGTAGTCCTAACATTCATTTTGAATGTTTCTGTTCCTTCTGTTGACCCATCTGCTGCTATTCCTATACTGATTACATTATTTGTTCCTGGAGTCATTGAGAAAGAACCAGAAGTGGTTCCAGCAGTAAAATCGCTAGAATTAACTGTCCCACTTACACCATCTAAAGTATAATATAAAGTTTCTCCTGCAGTAAAACCAGAATTGGCAACTGTAAAACTTATCGAACTACCCTCACTAACACTTGTTGCCGAAGTTACGGTTACGGAACCAGATTCAGTTGATAATCCTGCTTGAGATAACCCAAGTGCTACACATTTTGCATTGTATATCTGAGCAATTTCTGAGTGAGTTAGTGCTCTATTATAAATTAATGCTTTGGCAATTTCTCCATCTATATTGCCTGCTGTTCCAGCATTAGCACGACCTATGGCAACATTTGTTGACGTTGTAGTATCAATGGTTTGAGTTCCAGTATTATAATTCACAAGTTTTTGTGCATTATGATATAGAGTTATATCTTCAAGATCATTAGGTGCTCCTGTACCAATAGTAATGGTATTTGTTCCTGTAGTTCCTGATGCTCCTTCTGTGTTTGTATCTGCTATTGAGATCCTGGAAAAACCACCAGAACTTCCATTATCACCATCTCCACTTCCTCCGTTTCCACCAGAACCAACGGTTACTGTGTATTGTTGCCCAGCAGATGCTGTCCAGCTTCCGTAAGCAAGAGCACCGCCGCCACCGCCGCCGCCACCTTCATCATCCTTATCGGGGTCATTATCACCACCACCGCCACCACCACCGACTACAACAGCAGAAACAGATGTTACGCCAGAAGGAACTGTGAACGTTCCACTAGAAGTAAATGTTTGTTGATTTGATATTCCATTTGCTGCATTTGATGGGTACGAATAACTACCCCAAACAAATCTCACAACACCATCTCCACCATCGCCACCAGAACCACTACCATTATTACCTCTGACGCCACCGCCGCCACCACCATAGTTACCACCATCGCCGCCAGTACCACTGGTATTTTGTCCAGAGGCACCACCAGAACCGCCACCTCTTGGAGCAGTTCCACTAGAACCAGATCCATATATTCCTACACCACCACCGCCATCACCGTCATTAGCACCACCAGCACCACCGCCACCAGAACCATTTTGGTTTTCTCCACCACCATTACCAGTATATCCACCAGCTCCAGCGCCACCGCCACCGTCTGATGCTCCACTGCCGCCAGAACCACCAGATCCTCCATTAGTCCTCGATATTCCACTAGAAGACCCACCACTACCACCACTAGCACCGCCGCCGCCACCGCCGTTACCGCCTCCAGCAGTTAAGTGGTTATTGGTGAAGGTTAAAGTTGCTCCAGATATAGTAGTTGTAAGGTTGTTTGATAGGGTAATAGTTCCTGAAGAGCTATTAAACGCCGTAACTGTTGTGTTGTTAGGAACTCCTGTTCCAGTGACTACAGTTCCTACCAGAATAAAATCAAAAATGGCATCAGGAGTTCCACCACCACCCGCACTACCTGGCCAGGTAGCTGAAAGCATATTCCAACCATTTACTGTGAGAGTTTTTGTTGATTGTTGAGCACCACCAGAAACTCCCATACTAAAGTTATTAGAAGTATTGAGTTCCATTGCCCATTTACCACCATTAGTGGCAGGGTCTCCCCAAGTAAAAAGTCTTTGTTGACTTGTAATAGTATTAGAGTCTAGTTTAAAAAATACAATAGATGTTCTTGCTGTTGTGCCAGTGACTCCATTGTATCCAGACAGGTTTACATAGTCATCAACGCCATCAAATACTAACTTACCAAAGTTACCAGAATTATAAGATGCTCCATTTGTGAGTGTACCGTCTCTGTCAAAGGTTCCTATATCTTCAACTCCACCTGTGCCAGTGTTACTCTCTGATATTTGTCCATCCCAGTGAAATTGAAGTCCACTTGTTGGTATGCCGCATTTACCATAAAAGTCTGAAAAACTTATGGCACCACTTGTTGGAGCATTATCTTGACCATAATATTCACCGAGTTCAAGTAGACCTGCTAGAGTTGGAGCAGTATCTCCACTGAACTGTTCGTGGATATCTGCTAGTGATATTGGTCCTGATGTGGGCAGACATGGTGTAGTAGGAGCTGTAGGACCTGATGGTGGTGGTGGTGGCGGTGGCATTACCATACTTAAACTCCTCCCATATCTTTCATTTTTCTATTATGGATTAAAATTTTTCTAATTAATCAATTTTTCAATTCATTCTTATCATACAGGTTCTTCTGCTGGTGGTTCTTCTGCTGGTGGTTCTTCTGCAGCATCTGGATCTACAAAAGAAATTACACCAATTGCTGCCTTATTCTCAACTCCTCTCAGTTGACCTTCGAGAATCTCTTGAAGATAATCTGCGTCTACAGAACCATCTTCTAGATGTGGAATGTTAACCACTCTGGTGTGAGTAAATCCATCAGCATTGGTATATGTAACCTCAACTGTCTTATCTTCTTCAGCATAATCTGCCACTGTGTATGTAATATTCATTATGCTATTTTCTAAGTTCAGTAATTTGTTGCTTGAGACTATTTATCTGACTTTGTTGCTCTTTAATTGCCTCAATCAATAATCCAACCATATTGCCATAAGCAACAGATTTGATTCCATCTTCATTAGTTTCTACTGCTTCAGGGAGAACTTCTTCAACCTCTTGGGCAATGACACCAGTGTGGCGCTTATCACTATCCAAATCTGTTCTATCGTAAGTGATGCCTCTAAGTGATTGAAGTTTATCAAGAGCATTTGGAATAAGTTCAATGTTTTCTTTAAGAGTTATATCCGAATATGCAGTTACATTTCCTGTTGCAGTAAAAGCACCTGTAGATCTTGCAAATGTAAATCTTGTTGTTGTTCCATCTCTCATAAACAATGAACCAACACCAGTGCTGTTCATATCAAAATACATATTCGACCCATTGCAGAACATTTCAAAATCATCTCCAGTTCCAAAAGTCTGGATAATATTATCATTGAATCTTAAAGTTCCAGATGTTTTTTGATCAGCAGCATCAGATCTTAAGAACTGAGAACTATCGACACCATCAAGAGTCCCAGCACTACCGGTGATACTAATAGCCCAAGTTCCTGAAGCATCGCCACCAGTTCTTGTAGGAACATTCAGAGATGCTCTCATACCAGTAGCATCATTCTTTCTGATGAAATTATCGGTGGATGAGTAAAAGATGGTGTCACTAGAACGAGATGAAGCTCCATGACTCATATTAAAGTAAGATCCATATCCATAATTCATGGTCAAATGACCACTACCATCTCTCAATGCGATAGTGTTTCCGGTTGCTCCTGTTGCTGTGTTGTATCCATCCAGTAAATCAGCATCTAAACCACTTCCAGCACCATCATTACCTGCGTGCCATACGATATTAGCATTGCCTGCGTAGATGTTGTTTGAAGCAACTCTCAATTGTCCAGTAGATTCAATTTGGAATACATTAGTAGTACTATTTTTAAATACAAAACCTCTATTAGTTCCTCCAGTCATTCTGAAGTACATATTATAGTCAGAAGTTGAATCTAGTCTTCCACCCCAAGTTGCATCGCCCGTAGAGGACATCCATATCTTATAACTATTACTATCCCAGAATCTCAAACCGCGACCATTACCCGCAGCAAGTCTTGCATCTACAGAATTTGCAGCATCCGATCTAAAGAACTGAGAACTATCAAGGTTGTCAAGAGTATCTGCATTAGTTGTCGTTAATCCACCAGGACCTTGAATACCTGTGATTCCTTGAGCGCCTGTGGTTCCTTGTCTACCTTGGATACCTTGAGCACCTGTGGTTCCTTGTCTTCCCTGGATGCCTTGAGCACCTGTAGGACCTGTAGGACCTGTAGGACCTGTACCACCTGTAGGACCTGTAGGACCTGTTCCGCCAGTAGAACCAGTGGTTCCTTGTCTACCTTGGATACCTTGAGCACCTGTAGGACCTGTAGGACCTGTTCCGCCAGTAGAACCAGTGGTTCCTTGTCTACCTTGGATACCTTGAGCACCTGTAGGACCTGTACCACCAGTATTACCTGTAGTACCTTGGATACCTTGTCTACCTTGGATACCTTGAGCACCTGTAGGACCTGTACCACCAGTATTACCTGTAGTACCTTGTCTACCTTGGATACCTTGGATACCTTGAGCACCTGTAGGACCTGTACCACCAGTATTACCTGTAGTACCTTGTCTACCTTGGATACCTTGAGCACCTGTAGGACCTGTACCACCAGTATTACCTGTAGTACCTTGGATACCTTGGATACCTTGTGTACCAGTGGTTCCTTGTCTTCCCTGGATACCTTGAGAACCTGTAGTACCTTGTCTACCTTGGATACCTTGAGCACCTGTAGGACCTGTACCACCAGTATTACCTGTAGTACCTTGTCTACCTTGGATACCTTGTGTACCAGTGGTTCCTTGTCTTCCCTGGATACCTTGAGAACCTGTAGTACCTTGTCTACCTTGGATACCTTGAGCACCTGTAGGACCTGTACCACCAGTATTACCTGTAGTACCTTGTCTACCTTGGATACCTTGTGTACCAGTGGTTCCTTGTCTTCCCTGGATACCTTGTGTACCTTGAAGTCCAGAAACTGTTGTTGGATCTACCCAATCAGTTCCTGTAGCAGTTGACTTGAGAACATATCCCGAAGTTCCTGCATCATTATTGGAATCATAATATGCTCCTGTGACTCTTACATTTCCATCAACATGAAGTTTTTGTGATGGATTTGTGATTCCTATTCCAACATATTCAGTTGAACCATAAGGTGCTAATTGAATTGTACCATCAGCATCAACGTCAATAGATGGAATACCAGAGACATCGCCAACAGCAAAGATAGAACCTGTAGTCAGATTATTTGCAATAGAGAACAACTGACCAGCAGAACCCTCGAATGATAATGTACTGGTTAAATCATCATGAACAATATCAATGATTGTTCCGATTCCAACAGTTCCAACTCCAGAAACGTTTCCTGTATAAGTTAATGAATCTGAACCAGTCGGATTATTAGAACTATTTTTATAAACAATTTGATTTGCCGAACCTGCTACTGGTCCAGTAATACCTTGGATACCTTGTGTACCAGTGGTTCCTTGTCTTCCTTGGATACCTTGTGTACCAGTGGTTCCTTGTCTACCTTGAATTCCCTGAGTACCAGTAGTTCCTTGTCTTCCTTGGATACCTTGTGTACCAGTGGTTCCTTGTCTTCCTTGGATACCTTGTGTACCAGTGGTTCCTTGTCTACCTTGAATTCCCTGAGTACCAGTAGTTCCTTGTCTTCCTTGGATACCTTGGATACCTTGAGTACCAGTAGTTCCTTGTCTACCTTGAATACCCTGAATACCTTGGATACCTTGTGTACCAGTAGTTCCTTGTCTACCTTGAATACCCTGAGAACCTATAATTCCTTGTCTTCCTTGGATTCCTTGAATTCCTTGAATTCCCTGAGTACCAGTAGTTCCTTGTCTTCCTTGGATACCTTGTGTACCAGTAGTTCCTTGTCTTCCCTGAATACCCTGAGTACCAGTGTCTCCTTTATCTCCAGTTCTTGCAAAGGTAATGATAATGTCTTCATTGTTGCTAAATGAAGTTGCGCTTCCAGAAACATAAGATGAACTTACACTAAAGTAACCACCATTATCAGTTACACTTGAAATTGTAAATAATGCAAAATCACTAGCATCAAGTCTGTTAGATATTCTAAAGTGACCTTTAATTGTTGATGTTGAATCATCAATTGTTGTTAGGAAAGATGAAATATCAGTTGAGCTATTATCAATATCATCAATATGTAAGGTCAATGCTCCAGAGAATGGGGATTCATCAAACTTTAAGAATCCAGAACCAGGATCTGATGATGTAGTGTCACTGCTAAATGTATAATCGAAAGTTGCTCCACCAAAGTTTCCATCGTTTCCTTGAATACCTTGTCTTCCTTGGATACCTTGTGTACCAGTGGTTCCTTGTCTTCCCTGAATACCCTGAGTACCAGTGGTTCCTTGTCTTCCTTGGATACCTTGGATACCTTGAGTGCCAGTAGTTCCTTGTCTTCCCTGAATACCTTGGATACCTTGTGTACCAGTAGTTCCTTGTCTACCTTGAATACCCTGAGAACCTGTAGTTCCTTGAGTTCCTTGAGTTCCAGTGGTTCCTTGGATACCTTGTGTACCAGTAGTTCCTTGTCTTCCCTGAATACCCTGAGTACCAGTAGTTCCTTGTCTTCCCTGAATTCCCTGAGTACCAGTAGTTCCTTGTCTTCCTTGAATACCTTGGATACCTTGGATACCTTGAAGTCCAGAAACTGTTGTTGGATCTACCCAATCAGTTCCTGTAGCAGTTGACTTGAGAACATATCCCGAAGTTCCTGCATCATTATTGGAATCATAAATTGCTCCAGTGACTCTTAAGTTACCTTCGACATGTAGTTTTTGTGATGGATTTGTGGTTCCTATTCCAACATATTCAGTTGAACCATAAGGTGCTAATTGAATTGTACCATCAGCATCAACGTCAATACTTGGCAATCCAGAAATATCATTGACAGAGAAAATACTTCCAGAACTCAGATTGTTTGTAATAGAGAACAATTGACCAGCAGAACCTTCGAATGAAAGTGTTCCAGAATTTAAAGTATCATAAGGAACAATATCTATGATTGTTCCAATACCAGTTGTTGATGCAATTGAAACATCGCCATTTACTGATAAAGTATTACCATCAAAGGTAAGGTTTGCTGAACCAGTCGGATTATTAGAACTATTTTTATAAACAATTTGATTTGCCGAACCTGCTACTGGTCCAGTAATACCTTGGATACCTTGTCTTCCTTGGATACCTTGTGTACCAGTGGTTCCTTGTCTACCTTGAATTCCCTGAGTACCAGTAGTTCCTTGTCTTCCTTGAATTCCCTGAGTACCAGTAGTTCCTTGTCGTCCTTGGATACCTTGTGTACCAGTGGTTCCTTGTCTACCTTGAATTCCCTGAATACCTTGGATACCTTGAGTACCAGTAGTTCCTTGTCTACCTTGAATACCCTGAATACCTTGGATACCTTGTGTACCAGTGGTTCCTTGAGTTCCTTGGATACCCTGGATTCCTTGAATACCTTGGATTCCTTGAATGCCTTGGATTCCCTGAGTACCGGTAGTTCCTTGTCTACCTTGAATACCCTGAATACCTTGAATACCCTGAGAACCTGTAGTTCCCTGTCTACCTTGAGTTCCTTGAGTTCCTTGAGTTCCTTGGATACCTTGGATGCCCTGGATTCCTTGAATGCCTTGGATTCCCTGAGTACCAGTAGTTCCTTGTCGTCCTTGGATACCTTGAGTACCAGTAGTTCCTTGTCTTCCTTGGATACCTTGAGTACCAATATCTCCCTTATCTCCAGTTCTTGCAAAGGTAATAATCACATCTTCATTATTACTAAATGCAGACGCACTGCCGGAAACATAAGAACAACTTACATGGAAGTATCCAGTTTCTTCAGTGATACTGGAGATTGTGAATATGGCAAAATCGGATGCGTCAAGTCTATTTGAAATTCTAAAGTGACCTTTAATTGTTGATGTTGAATCATCAATAGTCCTTAAGAATGGTTGAATATCTGTCCCGTTGTCATCTTGATCGTCAATGTGTAAAGATGATGCTAAGGTTATATTTGAGTTGGAGAATTTTAAGAATCCAGATCCAGGATCAGAATTTGTTGTATCGGAATTGAATGTGTAATCGAAAGTTGCTCCACCAAAGTTTCCATCGTTTCCTTGGATACCTTGAATACCTTGAATACCTTGAGTTCCTTGAATACCTTGTCTTCCTTGGATACCTTGTGTACCAGTGGTTCCTTGTCTACCTTGGATGCCCTGAATACCTTGAGTACCAGTAGTTCCCTGTCTACCTTGAGTTCCTTGAGTTCCTTGAATACCTTGAACACCCTGGATTCCTTGAATACCTTGAATACCCTGGATTCCTTGAGTTCCTTGAGTACCAGTGGTTCCTTGTCTACCTTGGATACCTTGAATACCCTGAGAACCTGTAGTTCCTTGAGTTCCAGTAGTTCCTTGTCTTCCTTGGATACCTTGAGAACCTGTAGTTCCTTGTCTTCCTTGGATACCTTGGATACCTTGAAGTCCAGAAACTGTTGTTGGATCTACCCAATCAGTTCCTGTAGCAGTTGACTTGAGAACATATCCCGAAGTTCCTGCATCATTATTGGAATCATAAATTGCTC